TCCGCTCATGCCGATTCCATTTCTGGTTTGACAACTACCACCCAGAACCATGCTACCAGGATAGGTTCCTTAGAGGTATCGGCTGCTGGCTTTACTACTCATTTCGAGAGCGTGGAAAGCAGCCTTTCAAATCATGCTTCATCCATTCAGCAAAACGCCAATAGCATTTCTGGAATAGTCACTGGCTTAACTAACACTGGCATCAATATTTCTGATGGAACATTGACTTTGAACGCTGGAAGTACGGTATGGCAGCTCAACTCCAGTGGTGACAGTTATATTGCTGGTTGGCTAATAAAATCTACTCGTTTGGCAACCGATAACGTATGTCTTGAGTCTGGCAATGGTGTTATGGGATTGTATATGAGCGCGTATGCAAATTCTTCTTTTAAGACTCGTACAAGCAACCTTGAGGATTTCATTGATGATCGTGGCGGTATCTACATGCAAGTCAAAGCAGCTTCTGGCAACAACCCAGCATCTGCTAACCTGGCTGCTTATAATGTTGATGGCTATAGGGTATTTAAGTTAAAGACTGATGGCGTTAGCTATATTGCAGGATGGGCATTTGACGATTCAACACTATATACTGGAACAGCAGTTGATATAAGTGGTTCTTATACTGGCAGTTCTGGTCATATAACCATTGGCCCTAATGGACTCCGTGGTTATAAATGGCGTTTTGAAGATACTGGTGCTGGCGCATTAGCTGGAGGCAATATATCTTGGGATGCAGCTGGAAACGTAACATTTGGCGCGTCTGTTTCATTGAATTGGATTCAAGGTATCAATGAAGCAAAAGGATTGGCAAATTCAGCCCAAAAATCTGCCGACATTTCTCAGCAGATGGCTTATGGAAAGATGCTATTTCGTGATCCAGAATTTTCGGGTACAGATTATAATGGAAGCGATCAATATCCTTTCAATATGGCAACTGGAGCTTCCAGCCGCGCTCTTGTAACTGATAATGACGCGCCAAACAGCACTCATAAGGTTATGGAAATCACAAATACCTCGTGGGCCAATGAATACGATTTGAGGTTGGGCGGTTTTTACTTTGCAAATCAATCAAGGGCAAATGCTAAGTTTGCTGTTAGGATTATTGCCAAGATACCGTTATATTGGAAGATTCAGAATTACCATAATCAATATGGAGAGGATGCAATAACTGAATGGTTGACACCTACTACTGGAACTGGAAAGTATGAAGAATATATCTGTGTTGTAAAGTGTGGTGCCAATGGAACTTTCAGTACCATCAATCACTTTGCGCTCGTATTTGATGGGCCAACTGGCTATTCTATTGATACCACCAATAACAGTGCCAGCAATTTGACTATATATGTGCAAGATAGTCAAGGTCATACAAATACTATTAGTAGTGTGGTTTGGGATATTGCTTATGCGTCTGTAGTTGACCTTACTTCATCCGATAAACTAACGACTGCAATAGATATTAATGGTATCTATACTGGAACTCTGAGGGCTGACCAGATTATTGCTGCTTCCGCTGATGTCAATACATTAACAGCTGGATTCGTTATTTCAAATGGGAATGCTTGGGCGTTAAACAGAGACGGTTCTGGATGGCTTGCTAATAAAAAGATTGAATGGCAGTCAAATGGTGATCTGAAAGTTGATGCAGAAATTGAAGCTAAGAATGTGACTGCCCCATTTGTTAGGGTTGACATACCTTCTACAGTAGGTTATAGCGGTTTTACCCTGGAACATGCTTATAATAGTTGGTTTGCGCCTTCCGATGGATGTTACATATTCTTACCAAATGATGCTAAATATAGTGGTCGCGTTATCACAATTCATTACGGCATTAGACCTTCTGGCCAAGGTTCTCAATCTTCACCAATTAACTTCTTGTGTGACAATATCAATGCAAGATTCTTCCTTTTGTATGAATCGTCCACAATGGATTACCATGATGGATATAGGGCAATACAATTAACCGCTGGAATGACCATGAGGTTGCAAGCTATTCCTTCATGGATAAATGATGACAATGGTAACACCGTTGAATTTGTGAATTGGTATCTTTTAGGCTTTACCGCTGGAACTCATGTTGGTTTGACGATGTATAAAGACGATGTAATTGATGATACGCTTTGGACTCAATACAAATCGCAAAAAGATGGTAATTTATAATGCGTAAAGATATTCAGATACATATACAGACTGGTGACATCGTGTTGGGCGCACAGAACCAGTACAAACTGAGAGATTTCCAGTGGGTAAGTAATCCTACTGGACTTACTCGTTATATCTATGGTGAAATCACCATCCCAGCCGTATTCACAGAAAACCTTATCAAGAACGAAGGCTTTTACATTCAGATTCCTTACACGCCTAAATACAAGGAGTTCATGGTGCGTATCAAGAGAGAGTACACCAGTGAAGATTACTCGTACATCCAGAATCCAGTTGACGGTTCTAACTGGTTTCTGGTAAAAGTTGGAATGTATGGCGGTGAACTTGAGAATGCTTTTGCTTCACAGTTAAGGCTTATTTCTAACAGTGATTATTATTGTGCATTTAATGGTGGCATTATCCAGATATACTCTGCAAAAGAAAGCGATTTCAATATCGTAAAATGCCAGCGACAAAATGCCAACATGCTTCTCGCTTGTGTGCCGACCAACAATTACCGTTATCCAATTAGCGGTGTAGGTCTGATACGATGGACGAATGGCAATATGTCTAAGGTTTCATTGGCAGATCGAATTATGTCAGAATTTAATGATGATGGTGTAATTGTTAAGAATGCCGCTTATGATTACGATACAAAACAGATGTCTCTTGACTTAAAAGAAATGGAATAATGGCAACATATACAGTAAAGACATCCCAGAATATATTCGATGTAGCTCTGCATTTATACGGCTCCATCGAAGGATTGTTTGACCTTTTAATCAGCAATCCCTGGCTGAATATGACCACTGACTTGAAGCGTGGTATGGAACTCGAATATCACGATTATTTTGTGGTTAATAATGCTATGAAACAAGAGATTGAGGCCAACAATTATATTCCTGCTAACAATGAACGTCATTCTTATTTCAAGAAAACTGATGCACAGCTGGTAATGCTATGTGACATTGAGCCGACTTCTGAAATGACAACAATTGTTGCAAGCGGTGAAGGAACTATGATTATTGACTGGGGCGACAACTCTCAGCTTGAATCAATTACGCTTACCACCAGTGAAACAACCTATGAGCATTTCTTCGATAATACAGTTGATGAAAGGCGAATGAAGATATATGGTAGATTCGATTTGATTAAGCTTGACGTTTCAAATTTGAATGGAACTATATATCCAGTACGTCCTTTGGTGGTTGATGAATTTATAAATAGGTCAAACGGTCGTTCTTTGAAAGGTCTATTCTTGTTTGACGGTACAGTTACTGTAGATTTGCAAGGCATGGAGATCAGCAGCCTCCTTTCTATTGGTGATATGAGCCTCCAGGAGTTGAATCTAAGATACGTGAAGTTTACAGACGTTAGCGTGTTAGATGAATACCTCCAGTATATTGTTGATAATTACGGCACGAGACGTGATTGCACGGTATATCTGACAACTGAACCATCCGCAGCAGGAATGGCCGCTATTGAAACCATCATCAACGAGCCAGCTTGGAATGAATCTGGGCATTGGCAATTTATCATTAACGATCAAACATATACATCTGTAGTATAATGGCACGTACACTATCTGAAATCTACACATTTGCCAAAGAATGCCGCAAGCAATATTTGGAGTTGACAGAATGGGAGAATGATTCCAAGATGTCAATTCTTGATGCTATTACGTGGGTACAGTCATCGTGTATCTGGGCATTCGAGAACATCATTGACGTGTTTAAGGTTGATTTGGCAAAAGACCTCAAAAACCGTATTAACGGCACTCCAGCATATTACGCCAATGCCTTGCTGAAATACCAGTCTGGTGATGAGCTGGAAATGAACGATGAAGGCACACAGTTCTCTTATGCCAATGTTGATGAGACAAAACGCATCATTACTAAGGCTGCATATTCAGAGGCATCACAAGCTGGTTTCTATGACAAGCTGGTAACGCTCAAGATTGCCACTGGAACACCAGGCGCATATAGGCAGATAGATGATGACGAAATGGTGGCCATTCGCGCATACGTTCACCAGATTGCATTTGCTGGAACCGCTATCAATGTCGTTAGCAGAAAAGGCGATGTTCTGGTGCCAAAGTTTACCGTGTATTATGATGGTGCGATAACTCCAGAAGAGGTATATTCAAATATTCAGAACGCCATCAACCAGTTCATCGCCAATCTTGACTTCAATGGCTTCATTTATACACAGAAGCTGATAGATGCCATCCAGAATGCCGAACACGTTGTGGACGTGCATATTGACGCTAACAATAGCAATCAAGGTCTATTTGTCGCCCAGTATAATGACGATAACAATCTTATTGAGGTAGAAGGCTCCGTGTTGCAGCGCATTGACCGCTTCTTCATTCCAAATAGCGGCTATGTCAAGGAGAGTACCAAGACTGGCGATGAAGCGGACATACCTACATGGATGGAGTCTATTATCTTACAGATCGAGAACACCGAAAACTAATTGACGATGAGGTACTTTATAAACTTTGACAAGACGATCAATCAGCTTACTCCTGCCTATATAGGTGGTAGAAAGCTGATTCTGTTCATGCAGTCATTGGCGTTTCCGTTGCGTAGCTTGAATGATGCCTTTGTAGAATGGGCTAAAGAAACTCGTATCGAGGCATCCATGACATCCCAGGTGTTCAAACTGGAGTGGTACTTGAATCGCAAGCTTTCCAAGTATTTTATCGACACAACACAGCGGATTTCAATCTCGAATGTCTCTGCACTTGGTGTTCCTATCTATGCTGAGAATGCCAGTATTTTACAGACAGACAATATGGTGATGCACCAGGAAAGCGAGAATATCAACGATGACCCATTCTATTTCCAGCATGAAAGGACAATATCAAATAGCTATAGTTTCATCGTTCATTCCCCATCAATTGACACTACGCAAATTTCAACCGATGCTTACACGGCTATGTTGTCATATTACGTAGATAAATATAAACTTGCTAATAAGACATATACAATAACATTCAACGCATAATGAAAGAATTTAACGCACAAACTGGTGGCCGATACACCTATGTGGACGATATTATCAATCTCCAGGAACTTGCTCTGGCGTTCTCCAGCATTTTCGATGGTTGCGATAATTTCATCATAAGTGGATGTAATCGAAGTGGAAGCACCCTTTCCGCTGGTTTTGTCTATTTGAACGGTAAGGTAAGATACTTTGCTGGAGCGACTGGCATATCAACGTGGCCGCAGTATATCTATGAAGTAAACAGCACTGAAACAGTTGCTTATGCGAGTGGAAGTGACAAGGTTGGTAGAAACATTTATGGTTGTGGAATAGGTTCGTCTGTTCCAAGCAGCTTGGATCCACTAACAAATGCCGTACCCCAGTACATTTCCATTCCTTCTACGGGAGGTTTGAGAATAAAGGATGCTTTGTTCGGGCGTTATGCGTTGCTCCTAAATGCTCGTTCTGGTTCTCAGAGCGTATCTGGAGCCGTTACTTTCTCTGGGAATGTAACGGTGAACGGTGCGTTGAACGGTCTTGGTGGTGTAAAAGTCGCTGGAGGTACAACTACTGGCCGCATGTATAACAATAATGGCCAGCTCGTCATTGAGTCACAAATAGGCAGCGGTGGAACTGTACGTAAAATCGTAATAGATGATTCAAACAATATCGCTTTCTTTGTAGGCGGTAATCGCGTAGCTCGTATCACTTCCAGTGGTATCATTTCAGAACAGACCATCCAGGGTGTAAATCTGTATGGCGGCAATGTCTATATTAGCGGTAATCACGTGTATAATCGTGGAACGGCTTCAAATAGTACGCTCTACATTAATTACAATGGTTACAATGGTGGCACAGGCTATTATCGTACTACTATTATTGGCAATGGTAAGCAAGGGTCGCTCGTTGAAGTGAACGGTGCTGACAATAAGGTTTCAATCTTTGCGCCTTTGTTGCTCGCATCGGCCACAAGCCCTGGGCTGATTCTAAAGGCTGGCCAGGCTAAAACCAGTGCAAGCCTTGTGAAGCTTATCGCATGGCAGGATTCCAACGCTGAGCAGATTGGCTATATTGGTTACAATGCCACTGATAGTAATGTATTTGAAATACGAAATACTTTAGCAGACATTCTAATCATGGGTCAGAATGCTGTGAACATCGGCCCTGCAATTAGTGAGGGTGGTATTCTTCTTTCAGACAAGTATGCAAGTCTCACATACGTCAATACCCAGCTCGCATTGAAGGGCAATGCAGCAGACCTTTATACCAAGACCCAGGTTGACAATAAGGTTGCTACCGAAAAGGCTGACTTGCAGAGTAAGATAGACGCTCTCGCAGAGCCATACGGTATTGTAAAGATGTGGGCTGGTTCGGAGGTTCCTGCTGGTTATCGCTTGTGTAATGGTGACGCATTGAATATAAGCGACTATCCTAAATTGTACGCAGCTCTTGGAACCACGTTTAACCAGGCTAAAGATGTAAACGGAGAGCAATACTCCACTCCATCTGGTAAATTCAGACTTCCAGACTTACGAGGACGATTTATAGTTGGTCAAGATGCAAACGATACAGACTACAATACTATCGGTGGTGTAGGCGGTGCTAAGAAGGTGAAACTTACAGCCGCTCAGTCTGGTGTTCCAGCTCATAATCATGGGGCCAGTGGAACTTGTGGAAGTGCTGGAAGTCATCGCCACACGTGGTTCGGTGATGACCAGCTTGCATCTTATGTTCAAGCCTTGGGCGGTGAAGTTGGTCAGAATTATGGTCATTACGATGCACATTCAACGACAAGCTTTAGGGGTTATTCCAAAGCTTATAACACAGCTGCTGGTGGTTCACATTCTCATACTATTGGCGTTACCGTTCAAAATAACAACGCCCAGGATGCAGCCGAAGTACATGAGAACAGACCACCATACTATGTGTTGGCCTTCATTATGAAAGTAGATTAAACTTTAATTCATACGACAATGAAAATTCATTATTTCCCAAAGGACGCTATCGCAATGGCTCAGAACGAGGCAGACGCGATGAGAGTAAAAGAACAAGAAGAATTGAATCATGGAACAGAGCATAGTGAATCAAATGTGCCTGGCGGTGGATCAGATGAGAAGCCAGAAGAGGCAGCAAATCCTGGAACAGAAGAAAGCGGAGGAACTGGAGGCGATGAAGCACCGTCCAGGCCGACCGCGAAAAAGAAAAAAGCCAAAAAAGACGTTCAAGGATAGGCGTAAGCACAAGCCGTTCTATACAACACGAGTGGGGTACTTCCTTCAATCGGAAGCCCCACTCGAATATCAGCTCATCGTTGACGCAAGCGGAAACCAAGATCCGCTCCCAGATTTGATAGAGCAGATAGGCTACGGTTCGCTCAATCCACTATTCAAGAAACCGAAATTCAGAAGGGCGTTAATCGAATATCGAAAATGGGGTTGTTATTCGTATCGAGTCATCGTTTGCACCCCAGAAATGGAAATGAAACACATAAAAAAGCGAAAGAAAATGCTTTGCTAAAATATGTGCATTATTCGATACGATAATTTTGAGGTATTGTCTAAACTTTACCTCAATTTTTGTCTTTTATATCGGTTTAATTTACTATATTTGCACTCTCAAATTGATTTGTACATCTTCCCAGTTACTTATTTTTTAATTTCATAGCTAAATATGAAAGATTTTCAAGTGTCGGTCAGAAAACTGACCGATTTGAGTCTTATGAGAGAGGCTTGTGAAATGACGTTCTTAGGGAAAAGCAATCAATCACTGCTGAGTATCTATAAGACAGAACACTCACCAGTCCGCACCCAGTTGTTTTGGGTAAAGCTCACATCTATTCCCCTTTATGTCTCAACGCACTTACTTAGGCACCATGTAGGGTCTGTTCCCTTCCAGTTGTCATGTCGTTCTGACCGTAATGGCGGCAATCCTGGTCTGATTGAGAAATTGGACGAAGTTATTAACTCTATTTCTGGTCTGGAAGAGCAAACTCCAGAAATGATTAAGTCCGTGGTGGAATCCGCTATTAAGGAGCTTGAATGGTTGCAGGGTAATTCCGACCGTTACACTCCAGTAAACCTTGGGCTTCTTTTGAATGCACAGTCGCTAATTGATATGTCTAAGTTGCGCCTTTGCAACCAGGCATCGGCTGAGACGCGCAAAGTGTTCCAGGCTATTAAGGATGAAATCGCAAAGGTTGATCCAGAACTGGCTTCCATGATGGTACGCAAGTGTGTATATCGCGGTGGTCTGTGCGGTGAATCTAAATGTTGCGGATTCAACTTTACAGAGGCATTCAAGAAGGAAATGAAGGAGTATGCCAGCAATTTCTCTAACATCCAGGCTGGCTGCTTTAGAGCTTTAACTCATTAACAACTAAAAGACAATGATTACACAAGTGATTAAGCGTGATGGTCGCACGGTAGATTTCGACCAACATAAAATCGAGAGGGTTATCCGCAAGGCTTTTGAAGCAGAGAAGTACGAACTGAACACCTTTGAGGAAGGCATGATCGAGAAGTTCTGTGAGAGCTTTAGTGTAGAATCTGGAGAGTGGACTGTAGAACAAATCCAGGATGCAGTTGAACGATTCTTGACTGCCAATGAATTTTGGTTTGATGTTGCTAAATCATTCATTCTTTATCGTGAGCAGCATAAACAAGCACGTCTTATCAACGAAAAATTGAAGTACATCCACAAGTATTCAGACTCCAACGAATCTGCAACCAATCTCTCCAACACGGATGACAACGCAAATTCAAACAAAAAAAACGCAGCAACACTGGAGGGTGAACTTTACAAGGACACTTCTCGAATTATCCAGCGAAACAAGATGAAGGAATTACTGGCAGAAATTGAGTCTCCTTATCGTGATCAATATATAAAGGATTTGGAGCACCATATCCTTTATCAGCATGATGAGAGTTCTGCCATCTTAAAGCCCTACTGTAGCGCATATACCTTATATCCTTTGCTGGTAGATGGCACCAATAATGTTGATGGCACGAAGAACCATGCACCGAAGCATCTTGGTTCATTTGTAGGCCAGTTCCAGAATCTCGTATTTCTTCTTTCAGCACAGAAGAAAGGTGCTGGTGCTTATGGAGAGTTCTTCAACTTCTTCTCATATTTCTGTGAGAAGGAATGGGGAGAAAATTACTATAAGAAAGAACATGCGATTATCACGAGCGAACATTGCTTGAATAAGATGACCATTGGCCAGACCATCGACCAATACTTCCAGTCTGTTACCCATTACATCAATCAGCCAGCTGGAAATCGTGGCTATCAGAGTCCGTTCACTAACTTCAACGTGTTCGACTCATACTACTGGCACAACATGTTCGATGACTTCTCATTCCCAGATGGCACAAAACCTCACTGGGATGCCGTAAACTGGTTGCAGAAGCGTTATATGCGCTGGCTTAACCAGGAACGCGCAAAGACATTGCTGACATTCCCAGTTATGACCGTTTGTTTGCTTACCGATGGCGATGATGTGGTTGATAAAGAGTACAAAGATTTTGTTACCTCTCAGTGGGCCGAAGGCGATTCATTCTTTGTGTACCTTTCAGAAAATGCCGACTCGATCTCCAGCTGCTGCCGTTTGCGTAACGAGATTACGGAGAACACGTTCTCTTCGACAACTGGCATGACTGGTGTACAGACTGGTTCCTGCAACGTAATGACTCTGAATCTAAGCCGTATCGTCCAGGATTGTGACCGTGCTTATGGCTTGAAGAGAAACGGAGGATGGCAGGAGAACACATCGTTCTTAAAGAGCTATCTGGAGGATATTCTATTGCGCGTCTATGACTATCAGAAAGCCTATAAGACTGGCCTTTATAAACTGGACGCACAAGGTATGTACCCTCAGACCAAGGCTGGTTATATCTCTTTCCAGAAGCTCTATTGCACCATCGGTGTTAATGGCTTGAATGAGGCCGCTCGTTACCTTGGTATGAGTGTTAGCAATAATGAAGAGTACATGAAGTTCGCTTCTTGGATTCTCTCCGTAATCAAGGACAACAACAAGAAGCACTCCAGCAAGAAATTCATGTTCAACCTGGAGCTTGTGCCAGCTGAATCCCTTGGTGTCAAGAACTACAACTGGGATAAAGCAGACGGATATTGGGTGCCAGAGGACGAAAACCTCTATAACAGCTATATCTATGATGCTCACGATGACACCAGTATTCTTGACAAGATAGCCATGCAGGGCGGTCAGATTGCTAAGTCCATTGACGGTGGCCAGGCTTCTCATTTGAACCTCCAGGACAATCTTGACAAGGAGCAGTACGAAAAACTGCTGGAGTACGCTGTGAAGGTTGGCAATAGCTACATCACATTCAACGTGCCTCAGACACAGTGTGACGATTGCGGATTCATTGCAAAGCATCCATTCGACACATGCCCTCATTGTGGCTCTAAGAAGGTAACTCAGTGGACGCGCATTATTGGCTATTTACGTCCTATCAAGGCGTGGTCAGAAGCTCGTCAAAACGAAGGTGCCAATAGAATGTTCGCAAAGAAGGAGGGTGTTGTCTAATGGAATATTACATCAAAGATGGATGGCGGCTTAACCCCAATGAAAAGGTGGTAGCCGCCATCACAAAGCGAATTGCCATCTGTCAAGGCGAATGTCCTTGCTCCAACCCAGGCAAAACCGTTGAGGATCGGACATGCCCTTGCAAGGAATATCGAGAGAACGATGTTTGCCATTGTCAACTTTATGTAAAAGAAAAATGCTAAAGTATTTGTATCATAAAGAACTTTTTGCGGAAATCCCTAAAGAAATCACTTTGGGGATTTCCATTTCTGGCTGTAATATTCATTGCCCAGGTTGCCATTCACGTGATTTATGGGCTAACAGTGGCCATGATTTGACCAATGAAGTAGTTGATGAATTGCTGGAGAAACATAATGGGATTACATGTTTATTGCTATTGGGCGGTGAACATGATATTGATGGTCTTATAAGTATATTAAGGAACGTGCGTGGGCGCATAAAGACCGCATGGTATTGTGGCCTCGATGAGATTCCAGAGGATAAGAGAGAGATTCTGGAGTCCTTGAATTATGTGAAGATTGGTCACTACGATGCAGCACTTGGAGGACTAAGCAGTCCTACTACAAACCAGCGATTTTATGAGTATAATCCAGCATGGGAAGGTACAATAGAAGGGCTTGGGGAATCTTGGAGAGATATAACCCATTGCTTTCATTCAAAATGTTAAATACACACTTTCAGAAATTATTTGAACAATAAAAGTGAAACTATTAAATATCTGTAAATCAGCGTTTTGAATATTTGATAGAAAATTTGTCTGCAAAAAGTTTGAAAAATATTTGCACAGTTCAAAAAAAAGTCCTACCTTTGCACCGACAAAACAAAAGTTTAGCGTTATGACATGATTAAGAAAAAGGGCCGAGTCGAAGTCCTATGTGGCGAGGCCGACACCGAAGAGCTGTTAGATTCGTTGGAAAATTTGCCCGATGGGGAATACAAGTTCCTCATTTACGATGAAGCAAAGAATCGCTCTTTACCTCAATTGAAGTATCTTTTCGGGATTGTACTCAAGCAAATCTCAGATGCGCTTCCAGAACATCCAAAAATTGATGCCCTCTACAGATACTTTGAAGAAGTGTACGCACCGATTCACGTCTGTACAATCGCAGGAGAGAAGTATCAATACTTCGATCTCAAGAACGAAAAGCCAATTGAGTTGGATAATGTAATAAGGAAGATTGTCCAACATGCCGCAACCCAGTGGAACATCAAAGTCGAAGAGCGCGATGCTCTGAAACTTCCAGGCGCACAAGAAGCCTACATTGATGCTTATACTGAAATGTGGAAACATCATTTATCTTCATCTACATTATCCGATAACTCAGATGAGTGCTGAAACAAAACAGATGTCCGCTCTTGACATCTTCAAAAAGTCACAAGAGACACTTGATGACGCAAGAAAGAAGAGCCTTGAAGAAAGTGGTAACAAAACCAAGTATTTCCGTCTTTCACAAGATGGTACGTACAATGTCCGAATCCTGCCCCTTGCTCCAGTTATTGACAAGGATGGCAACCCCATCTTCCCGATGGATCGTGTCGGCTATGAGTACCCAGTGAAGGAGCAAGTCCTCAAAATCAAGTCAACTGACGGTAAGAAAACCAACTATGTCAGTGTCTGCAACGCTAAGTACGCTTTCCCGAAGCTGGAGAAAGACCTTATCGACCTCTATGTTGAGCTGTGTTGCGATTTGTATGCCGATGATGAGGCATTGTGCAAGAAAGTCCGTGAGACTTCATTCAACGGTGGCTTGCGCTACGACTCGAAGCGTTGCATGTACATCTTCGATCTCGACAAGCGTGGCGATGGCCTCCAGATTCTCCAGCTGTCATTCTCTCAGTACCGCGAACTGGAAGAGCGCAAGTTGAAGCTGTGGGAGAAGCTGAACAAGAACGGAAACGTGCCTTGTCCTATCTCCTCAGTTGATGCCGCTTTCCCATTGGAAATCACTCGCGCTACCGAGAAGAAAAAGACCAACTACTCGTTCAACATCGACACTGTTTCTCCGAAGGACGTTCTGACCGAAGAGGAAACCCAGATGCTTCTTGATGCTCCCAGATTGCCAGAGGTGCTGTACCGTTATACGCGCTATCACCTGGAGGCAACCATCGCATTCCTGGAGCAGTGGGATGAGACTGCTGGTTTGAACGTGATGAAGGAGAAGGAAATCCAGGACTGCATTGACCAGATCAAGCTTCTCATTCCTGCAAGCGACCAGTCACACTTCAACGCCAACGGACGTACATCGGAAGGTGGTGAGAACGGTGGTGCCATGACGCTTGATGACCTCTGGGATATGTACGAAGAGATTGACAAGGCTGGACTTGATGACAAGTCAGAAGAAGGCCAGAATCTCCGTACAGCTATCAAGGAGTTCATCGAGGACAACGATCTTGAAACCCGAATCACTCGCGGTAGATCAAACGCTGACCTCCTTGGTGACATCCAGGATGAGCTTGAGGCTCTTGAGAAAGAGAACAAGAAGGCTCCAAAGGATGACGAGCCAGAGGACGAACCCGAAGATGACGCTCCTGCTGCTGAACCGAAGGACGATAAGCCAGAGGATGAGCCAGAAGAACAGACTTCAAGGCGCAGACCAGCTCGTAACGAGGACACCAACGAGCCAGCCGCTCGTGCTGAAAGGCGCGTAGCACGTCCTATCAGACGTAGATAATCATTGTCTAACACCAGGAAGGCGGTGCATCATCGTATCGCCTTCCACTTTGACACATCGTGGATTATGCAAACAAAAGTTCCATGTGCGTTGTTGGTCAATGATATACACGTTAGCAAAGACAATATTCCAGAGTTCCAGAAGAACTGGGATGAAGCATTGGCCATTTGTAAAAAGCACGAAATTCCAGAAATCATAGTCGGAGGCGACCTATGGCAATCCAGGGCCTCACAGACGCTCAGTACGCTTATGGCAGTACGTCAAGCCATCATCAAGGCTACGTCTGCTGGCATAGAGCTTACGCTGGCCGAGGGAAACCATGACCTCGTTGACCAGGAATCCATCCTTGGTTATAGTCATCTGTTCTCAGAATATCCAGGGGTGCATGTTGTAGATGACTATACTGTTATCGAATATCCCAATTGTGTCCTTTTTGTGATGAGCTATTTCCCAGAAAAGGGTAGCTTTGTTCAGCGTCTCAATGACCTTATAAAGAAGGATTTCAATGACAAGGAATATAACATTCTTTACATACACGAAGGCATTAACGGTGCCTTATCTGTTCCCAGCGATGATGAGCTGCCTACAAAAATTTTCAGCGATTTCGATGCTGTTCTTGTAGGTCATTATCATAACCGCTGTAGGATCAAGAATACCAAAATTGAATACATTGGCTCATCCAGACAGCATAATTTCGGTGAGGACGAAGAAAAGGGTTACACCATCCTTTACGAAGATGGCTCATACGAGTTTGTCAAGAATGAAGTCAATGTGCGTTACAAGGTGATGGATTTGGAGCTTTCAGATGTCAACAGTGAATTATTAGATGAGCTTGATGACATGAAGGCAGATGGACGCTACAAGGCTAAAGTGCGCATTAACTGTAAATCAAATGAGGTTTCCAATATTGACAAGGCAAAATTGTTGGAAGCTGGAGCCTCTAAGGTTGAAATCGTTACTGAGCAGACGGTCGTTTCTCCTATCGCTGAGCAAAGCCTTGAAACGAAGTTCGACAAAAGTGGTATCAAACAAGAGTATTCCAATTTCTGTAGTGAGCGCGTAATCAGTGCTGACATGGGCCTGGAATATCTCGACAAAATCAATTAGTGTATGTGGAGATTAACTAAAATATTCGCGCAGAATCTTTGCGCTTTCAAAGAGCTGGACTACACGCTCAATCAAGACCACACCACTTTGGTGTTCGGCAATAATATGGATAACGACTCCCAGGTATCTAACGGTTCTGGTAAGTCAGCCTTGATAGAGGCTATCGCTATTGGACTTACTGGAGGCACGTTGCGAGACATTAAGATGGAAGAGGTTATCAATGACCAGGAAGATTTCGCACGTGTCAATCTCACGCTTCTCAATGATGCTACTGGTATCGTAATGGAGATTAAGCGAGAGATTTCCAGAAAGAATCCTCAGTCAATTAAGGTTGAGTTCACCAAGAATGGTGAGACGAAAGAAGAGGTACAGCCTTCCGTCAACGATTACAACAAGTTTATTCTGGAAACAATCGGACTCTCCAGGGATGATATTTTTGCCAACTACATCCTTTCTAAGCACAAGTACACCTCTTTCCTCTCCAGCTCTGATCGAGAGAAAAAGGAGATTATCAACCGTTTCAGCAACGGCATCATCGTTGACGAATCCATTGCAGCACTCCAGGCAGACATGGAACCAATCAAGGATGATTTACAAGCCGCTGAGCGTGACGTGGCTACTTGTAAGGGCCGTGTATCAGCTATTGACGAACAGATAGCTAATGCTGTCAATGAGTCAACGGAACGGTCGCAGAATAAGGCAAAACGCATTGAGGAATGGAAGGAATCCATTGCCAATAAGCGTTCATATATCCGTGAACAAAACGCTTCCAGTGATGAATATAATAAGGCATTGGATGTTCTGGATGAGGTCGCTAATAAGCTTGAAGAACTTGAAGGCGGTGACTCTGGTTTTGAAAGCGATTATGAAACCATCGTTAAGTTGTTTAGTGACAACAAGATTGAAGCTATTAAGGACTATAAGCAGACCATCGAAAGCTTACGTTCTCAGTTGCAGGAGAAGTCAAAGGAACTTTACCAGATTGAGAAAGAAGTGGCAGCTGGAAATAAATCTGTAGAAGATGCTACCAGTGAATATGAACAGCTCAAGAAGGAATACGAAAGCTTTGAGAGCAGCTTCCAGGCTAAGTACGATGAGGTTTCGCAGAAGATCCAGACATTGCTCAATTCCGTCAAATCGTTGGAGCAGGAGAACGACAAGTTAAACGCTCGCAGCCGTTCTATCTCCAGCAATATCGGCACTATCCAGACACAGCTCGCAGGAGTCATTGTTTGCCCTAAATGCAAGCATGAGTTTACCTTGAAGGCTGACGAGAATGTAGCCGACTTGCGTAAGCAATTGACAGAACTGGAGCATGAACAGTCCGAAGTGAAGAGCAAGGTAAGCGAGAATAATGAGTCAATATCTGAAATCACTGAGAATGGCCGCAAGGTACGCAAGCAGCAGAACGATATGGATGCAGAACGCTCCAGCTGGTCTCAGAAAGTTACCAACGCTCAGTCTAAGGTTGATGAATGTTCGCGCTCAGTATCTCGCAAGTCAAGAATGCTTGATACCTTGAATGACGAAATTTCCAGCATCAACAAGAAGATTGCTTCTTTACGTACCAGCATGTTCGATGAAGCTTGCAACATTGTTGAGGAACTTATGAAGAAGTATGACAACCAGATTAAGCAGTGCCTTACCAACATTGAGACTGCCAATGGTGCCATTGCTTCATACGAAGAATCCATTAAAGAGCTGGAGAATGCTTCTGACACTGAGGTTATTGACAACTTGAAGGCCAGCAAGAAGAAATATGAGAAGGAGCTGGAAGAGGCTATTTCTGAGCAGGAAACCAAGCAGCAGGAATTGGCCAAATACCAGCAGCAGGAGGCTACGTTCATTGAGTTCAAGACACACCTGGCTAACACCAAGATTGAAGCCTTGAGCCATATTACCAACGAGTTCCTTGAAGCTATCGGAAGTGACATCCGTATCGTATTCTCTGGCTATACAGTATTGAAATCTGGAAAGATCCGTGACAAGATTTCCATTTCGCTTATCCGTGATGGTATTGATGGCGGCTCTTTCAACAAATATTCAGAAGGTGAGAAGTCCAGGGTGAATCTGGCCAACATTCTCGCTATGCACAAATTGACGAATGTAAACTGCACAGATGACAAAGGTTTGGATTTGCTCGTACTGGATGAGATCCTTGACGCTTGTGACGAAGAAGGTCTTTCCAATATGTTCCAGGCTTTGAATCATTTGAAGATTACATCCTTGGTGGTAAGTCACGGCAATATCGCTGAGAACTATCCATACAAACTCATAGTCAACAAACAAAACGGTATTTCATTCATTTAATGTACGGCAATCATGCAGACAGCGACAAGTTGACGAGGGATCAAGTTTTAGCCCTTGATATAGCTACGCACACTGGTTTTTATTCCACCCACGAACATGGAACCTGGGATTTCACGGAATCCATGCGTAGAAACAACAACAAGCAACACCAGGCTTTCCGCGAAACACTCATTGACTTCATCCAGGAATATGGTATCAAGCAAATCGTCATTGAGGACGTAAGTTGCGGACGTAGCGGCAAAGAGTTCAAATCTTCTGTTAAGCTGGCAGAGTTCAGAGGCATTCTTTTTGAGGTTTGCGACACTCTTGACCTCCCAGAACCAGCATTGGTGAACCCAAGAACAGTCAAGAAATGGGCTACTGGTGACGGAAACGCTGACAAGATTAAGATGGTGAATTTCTGCAAGCTACGTTGGAAAACCAACCCTTGCGATGACAATGAAGCTGACGCTACGCACATCTACATGTATTATGTAAAAAAATTCAGACTATGAGTTTCGCAAAACGACAAAAGAAAGCTCAGCAAAAAGCGGCTGAAATACACACCAAGAAGCTGGTCGATACCGTACAGATCTTTTGTAGGTTCCTCGAAAAGCAGCCGAAGCCATCAGATGATGAGGTACGAGCAAAGTTCAAAGACCTCAACGACCGCTGGGTGAAGTATTGCATTGCCAATAAGTTCAATCCACGCGCATCATTATTGTTCAATCAATCAGTTGCGCATCTATGGAGAACGAGGTATGCAATCCCGAATACGACAAAGAACGAGACCCAGCCGTAATTGCCAGGAGGACAGAGCTATTTAATAAGTACGTCAAGCCGTACTACAACATGATATACAAGCTCTGCATGAATTACTCCAACTGTCAAGATAACGTGGAGGAGAACTATACTGAGGTGCTTGTTAATTTCTATCGAAGGATTGAAACATACGACCCCTCTCGCTCTATTCATCCATGGCTGCACATTGTTACCAAGCGACAAGTCTTTGAGCTTGAACGCCAAAGACAGAAGCATAACAACAAGGACTATGATAATGACATAGAGTGGTATGGCGACAACATCATTGATGACTCAGAGGTAAGCGGCAATGCTATGGGCATTGACAATTACAGACAGCTTTACAACGATGAAATCTTGTCTGTTCTGGACGAAATGAAGCCCATACATAGAGACGCGATCTTACTCCAGGAAGCTGGATATTCTCTTAGGGAAATCGCAGATATTGAATATGCGAAAGGTACATTGAAATCTAAAAACATCGAGACAATCAAGAGTAGGTTATTTCTTGCTCGACAATATCTCAAAAAACATTTGACACGTGATGGCGAAAGAGTTACAGATGCAGCAGATAATGAAGGTATGGACTAAGCTGGCTACAACTATGCTCGATCCTACATTCAAATTCTCTGGAGGCGGTGCAACCACCAGGACTATCGAAAAATTCCTGGGTATGATGGAGGCAGAGTTTGGTTCCATAACCGCTGAAAGACTTGTTGACTTCTGCATTTGTACGGCTCACGCCTATAAAGACAGACAGCAATGGACTATCAAGCAAATCTTCGGTAAGGCATCCATCCAGCGACTTGTCAATCGCAAGCGTGGCTCTGTTTGGCATGAAGATCAATGGCTCAAAGCAAAATCACTGGAACGAGAAGCTTTGATTCGGATGATAGCTGACAGAAGCGAACACCCCCAGGCAAAGTACATCTACGTGGCATCTGAGGAGCCGACAAAACGCAGATTGCTAAACAAAGAAGTAGGCTATATAGTTTGTCAAACATCCACGCTTGGATGGAGTCCTATGTCGGAGGCGTGTCAAGAATGTGAATTTGTAGAACGATGTAAAGGTGAAACAGAATCAAAGTTCCCAGAACTTTATAGAATACGAGTAGATTATGGCAAAACAAAATAATACAAATGTGCTGACAGAAGAGTTCTTGATGGACTTGTTCTATACTTGCATGAGCAATGACTATATCCTTGCGGTGGTAGTTCAGCACATTCGTACTGACTATTTACCAGACCGTGACTTTATCGCACTGTTCAAGGCGATAAGGAAATATTATGACGAGTATCAGAAAGCACCTTCATATAGTATTCTGAGACAGATGGTAGATGACAAGAGGAGCGTGGCCAATCTATTGCAGGACATCTATGAGAGTGCAAACATCATCGAGACAGAACAAATACTGGAGCAGATTGAGAACTACATCAAGCAAGTCCGCTTTCAGAAGATATATAAAGAAGTTGGGGAACTTTACAACAAATCTGGACACGAAGAAGCGTCCAAAAAGTTGGTGGAATATTCGGATTGGGCGCAGCAGTTCAGTTTACGCTCATCTGAGTTTGTGGATGTCATTGATACTTTTAGCATTCGCTTCAAGGAGAATAGGCAGAAACATAATGCCACCAATAGGATGGCCCCGATTACCAGGTTCTACATTGATGAACTGGATGCCAGAAACGATGGCCGCGATCTTAGAACACAGCTCACATGTTTCATGGCACCTACTGGAGTGGGAAAGTCTCACATAGCCAGATGGGTTGGAAAATGTGCATGTCAGATTGATGGCCTTAATGTTCTCCATTTCCAGCTTGAAGGAAGCAAGGAAGAGGTCGTAAATGCCTATTCAGCATCATTGGTAGGATGTAGCACTTTCCGTTATGAGACTGGCACGTTACGTGATGCTGATTTCGCTAAAATGGAGGCCATGTTGAACGAGGTTTCTGGAAAACTTTTCGTCAAGTCTTATCCAAAGTTCAACTCTCACGTGTCAACCATTGATATACGCAATGGAATACACGATTTTAAGAAGCGTTACGGCATTAATCCAGACTTGGTGATAGTGGACTCCATCGACCTTCTGATAGACGCTTCTGGACGAAAATACAGCGAAAATGGAGAACGCCATAAGAGAATAGCTGTAGCCAACGACCTAAAGGATTTGGCAGCGGATGAACAAGTTTGGATGGTGGTTACTTATCAGTCAACTATCGAGAACCGCGAATGGCTGAATGACGAGAAGAATGTGCTTACAGAGTTCAATACCGCAGAGGCAAAAGGTCTTGCAAGACCTCTGACCCACCTCATTACGCTTAACCAGTCAGATCGTGAGCGTAAGGAACATACAATGCGCTTATTCGCGGCAAAGTCACGTTTCTTTGAAAAAGGTGAACCATTCCGTATCGCAACCGATTACGACCATGAGATTTTCTACGACCGCGTAAGGACAATGAACATAAATAAAGCAGGAGTATGACAATCAGCAAAGAAGAAAGGGATTTCCTTATCAAAGAGCTTATAAATGAGCTTCATGGTAAGCTGGATGGCAGTCGTAAGAATATCGTTTGCCCAGTATGTCCGTATTGCGGTCATAAAGGTGGTAAGTTCGGCATTTACGTTGGCGTAGAGACTGACCGTAAGAAGCTCTTTATGAGCCACTGCTTTTCATGCGGACACACAACAACAGAACTTAACGACCTTCTCAAAGACATCAACCGTCCAGACCTCATGCTGGAAGAGACAGCAAGTTTCGCTCCAGTTGAGATACCAAAGTTCTATTCTCTGAATGAGGAAGAGATTGACGATGAGCTGTGTAAGGTTGATATGCCAGAAGGATGGAAGCGTTGCTATCGTAACCCATATCTCAAATCAAGAGGATTCACGTTTGATGACTATGACTTCTTTCCAGTTGGCACCACAAGAGGATTGAACTGGAAGTACGATGACTATGTGATATTCCCAATAACGGATAACAACGACATCGTGGGTTATATCGGTAGGCACACTTGGTCTAAAGATACGATTGACGAATATAACAAGAAGGCAAAGCGCAACAACAAGTTCCAGATTTTACGCTACAACAACAGTACTGAAAATGATTTTAGCAAATTGCTCTACAACTACGATGCAGTCATTGATGATGTAACGAAAACTGTTATTCTTGTTGAAGGAGTATTTGATGTCATTGCTCTTACAAGAAAATTGGAACTATACGAAAGCCCTTGGGTGACTCCAGTGGCCACTTTCGGGAAAAAGATTTCCGACACTCAGATTTACAAGCTGCAAGCCAAAGGCGTTGACACTGTTATCATTGGCTATGATGGTGATGCCGTGAAGAGCATTAACGCAGCAGCTGAAAAGCTGGAAGATTATTTCGATGTCTATATCGCCCAGATTGATGACCCAACAGCAGACTTTGACAGCATGGATTTCTGGGATATTTACGATGTATTCTCCACGAATATAAAGACCCCATTAGAGTATAAACTTAATTGCGTACAATTGTAGTATGGAAGAATTGACTAAATGGCTTGATTACAATAAGATTGTGTATCAAGTAATCGACAAGGACGTAATAGAAATCCCAGGAATGGGTAAGCTCTACTACGAGAACACGGAAAAGATGAACTCAATCTTCCGACTAAACAAGGACGATGAGCTAATCTTTAACAGCATGGAGGATCCAGACGTTCTCATGGCAGAGGAAATCTATTACATTGTCTTTAAGTTTGGCGACAACTGGTATTACACCGATATTCGCCAGGATTTCAAGTTGAACATCCTAAAGTATATCGGAGAGCGTCAGAAGCCGCAACATGACTTCGAGTTTGTGAACCTGGGCGTACATACGCCTTACGAGCTGCTTAACGGTAGTTTCATGCCAAACATGTGGGTGAAGAAGGCAAAGTACCTGGGCCACAAAGGTATCGGCATCTGTGACCGCAATACGATGGCCGCTTGCTACCAGTTACAGAAAGAGTGCGAGGCAGCTGGGCTAAAGTATGTGTTCGGTTATTCTCTTACTTTCGTGGATAACTACGACACAAAGGTAGAAGCAAAGGTTTACTCACTGACAAACACTGGAAAGCGTCACCTTTTGCGCATTCAGAAGGCGATTATGGTTGACAGTGAGGACAAGACCATCCCTATCGAAGAGCTTATGAAACGTGGAGAAGGAAATGTTCTCGTATTCAGTAAGCTCTCATCTGAATGGATGAAAGACAATGCTAAGACGATCAATCGTTTCAAGAATGCTTTCGATGCCGTATTCTACCAGCTCGATCTCTCTGAATACAAGGCCGACCGCATTGACGTAAAAGTTCTGGAAGCTACGAAGCTGTATTTTGATGAACTGTACGACACGATGGAGGTTGACCCAATTCTTCTGACAGACGCATACTATCTTGACCGTGACGATGCAAAGAACAAGATTATCCTCAATAAAGTTGCAGAAGGCGCGGCACATGAGCAGAGCGATGATCAGTATTTCAAGGATGTGGACGAACAGTATGAGAAATTCGAGCAACTGTTTGATTCAGAAGCCTGGGATATTCCAGCATTATTCAAGCTTTGCTGTGACAATACGATGTGGATTCTTGAAAATGCCAATGCGAGATTCGAGAACAGCCGTAACTTCATGCCGAAATATGACATGACTCCAGAAGAGAAGAAAAAGTACGGCACCACACATAATATGTTCTGCCAGCTTCTTGAAGAAGGTTTGCAGCGTCTTGTTCCAGCCGATAAGCAGGATGAATACCGCAAGCAGATGGAATACGAGAAGTATATTATCGAATCTACTGACAATGTAGATTATCTGCTGGTTCAGTACGATACTTGCAATTGGAGCCGACAAAACAACATTCTTGTAGGCTGTGGCCGTGGTTCCGCTGCTGGTTCATTGCTCTTGTATTTGCTGGGAATCACGCTTATTGACCCAATTAAGTATGGACTAATCTTTGAGCGTTTCCTGCTTCCAGAACGTGCTGGCCTATATCCTGCTGACACTACGATTATCGGACAAGATGTTGAATCTACCGATTATATCGAAGTCAAGCTGGAAAACGGCAAAACAATTAAGATTGACAAGGATGCCCAGCTCATCGTCAAGAGACCTGGGAATGAAGAACCTATTATACTCTATGCAGATGAACTCCAGGAAGAGGATGACATCTTATTCGATAACAAAGACGTACTTTTCACCATAAATGAGATATAAACATGATAACTTTGACAAATGAAATGCAGGAGGCCATCCGCATTATCGAAAATTCAAACCAGTCACTCTATATCACTGGAAAGGCTGGAACTGGAAAGACAACTTTCCTCAGATATATCGTTACCAATATCAAGAAGCGTTTTATGATTGCCGCTTCAACTGGCATCGCAGCCGTGAATGCTGGAGGAGTTACGCTTCATAGCCTTTTCAACATTCCGTTTGGGGTGCTGGTGGAAGGCTCAGACGCTCGCACAAGCTACCGTCCAGAAAAGGCCATTATGTTCAAGTCTCTGGATTGTCTTATCATTGATGAGATAAGCATGGTTCGGCCAGACACAATGGATTTCGTTGACCGTACTTTACGCATGTACAGAGATATTGACGAGCCTTTCGGTGGTGTACAGATTATCATGTTTGGCGACCTCTTCCAGCTGCCTCCAGTGGTGAAGAAGGATGAGGAACATATTCTCCTACAGTTCTATCGCGGCCCATATTTCTTCTACGCCCAGGTATTCAAAGAAGGTGGATTCAAGGTTATAGAGCTGAACCAAATTTTCCGTCAGTCAGACCCGAAGTTCATCAAGATTCTGAATGACATTCGTGAATACAACATTACAGCAGAGGACATCGAAGATCTGGAAGAGCTGAGAAACAAGACCATTTCCAGTGATTTCAATGGCCAGTACGTTCACCTTTGCTCTTTCCGTAGGGATGCTCAGCAAATCAATAATGAAATGCTTGGTACTCCAACCCACACATACCAGGCAATCCTGTCTGGAGATTTCTCGCCAAATTCGGCACCATGCGACCAGGACTTGCAGCTTAGAGTTGGTGCCAGGGTGATGATGCTTGTGAATGACCCAATGCACTTGTATTGTAATGGCTCATTAGGCTTTGTTTCTGGCCTCACAGACGAGACTATCACAGTGTTACTGGATGATGGCTACCAAGTGGCCGTACAACGCGCTAAATGGTCAAACAAGGAGTACAAAATGGTTGGCACCAAGATTGAAACCGTAGAGAAGGGAACATGCGAACAATTCCCAGTTGCTTTGGCTTGGGCTATCACCATTCACAAGAGCCAGGGTTTGACATTTCCGCACGTAGTTCTTCATACGAACTACACATTCGCTCCAGGCCAGTTATATGTGGCTCTTAGCCGTTGTACATCGCTGGATGGCATCGTTTCCAGCTCATTCATTGGAAAGAAGCACATTCTGGTTGACCGTGACCTGCTTGCTTTCGAGAAGGCTTGCAAATTGAACAATAATATCTTCAATCGTGAAACGATAAAATTGATGAGAAAATGAAAGTTAAGTCAATACACGCCATACAGTCAAAGACTCCAGTAAAGGCTGTAGATTGCTTTGTGGATAGCGGTTATTTGCAAGGCCCTGGAGGTTCCTTACCAGATGTGGATCAAGACTTTCAATCAGACCGCAGACAAGATGTGAAGGCATATATCGAGCGTAGATATAACCATGATGGTAAGCAACGAGTTTTCTCAGCTGGAACGACCACTACTTTGAAGGTCAAAGCTGTCATCAAGGATGTTGCTCGTACTATGCGTATTCCACCAGCTACAGTCAATTATATTACTGCCATTTTCGATGATGACAAGTGTGACTTTACTGGAATCTTCAAGTTAGCTGCCACCAATAAGAAGATTGCAAAATTCATCCATGACTACCCCAAGCTATTCGAGGACATCCGCACATTGATGTTCCAGCCTCGCTCTGGTTCTATTCACGCTTCTGCATTGCTCGTGACTCCAGATGAACTGGATGGAGAGGATGTTGAATGTTTCGATTTTGTTCCCATCAAGAAAGTGGACGGAATATTGGTGAGCGACAACGATGGATATGAGCTTGACGAGCTGGGCCTTCTGAAAAATGACTGTCTGGCTACGAAGGAGCTTTCAAAGTTGCATGAAACAATTGACCTATGCAACAAAGAATATAACGCAGGAATCTCATTTGAAGGATTATCCACTGGAGATCTTAGCGATGAGAAGGTGTATGAAGTGTTGTCGGACGGTTACACCCAGAACGTATTCCAGTTCTCATCAACTGGCATCACCAAGTTCCTCACACAGCTCAAGCCGACCTGCATAGATGACTTGATTGCCGCAAATGCTCTGTACCGTCCTGCAACAATGGGAAACCTGGATGAGTATGTGAACTGTAAGAATGGCCTTGTTGAGCCAGTTTATCTATGGGGAACGTACAATTCGTTGAAGGACACCTACGCCCAGGTTGTGTTCCAGGAGCAGATTGTTATGATGGCTCGTGAGATTGGTGGTTTCAGCCTTGGTGACGGTGTGAAGCTTGTGAAATTCGTTTCCAAGAAAAAGACTGATAAGATTAAGGCCATGAAGGAAAAGTTCATGGACGGTGCTAAGAAGAATCATTGCCCACAAGAAGATGCCGATGCTATATGGGAACAGATTGAAGCTGCTGGTACATACTGCTTCAATAAGAGCCACGCAACGGCCTACGCTGTCACTGCATACGTTGGTGCCTGGTTGAAGGTACATTACCCCACCGCTTTTTATACGGTTGCTCTCCAGTGGGCCGATGATGATGAACTGGTGACACTCATGGGAGAAATGGAGGCGGTAAGTAACGCAAAAGTTGTGCCACCAGACATCAATGTGAGTGAAGATAAATTCCATACGAACTATCAGACCAACGAAATCTTCTGGTCTATTTCCAGGATCAAGCAGCTTGGTTCAAAGGCAGTCGAATGGATTGTCAATGAACGTAGAAAGAATGGCGACTTCACCAGTATCTCCAATTTCATTGACCGTATCTTCAAGTATAAACTCAAGAAGTATGAATACTGGGATGATCCAGACAATGAAGAAGAGGCTACCAGATGCCCAGTAAATGCTCGTTGTGTTCTGAATCTTATCCTTGCTGGATGCTTCGACAAGGTTGAACATGCAGAATCAGTTATTGAGCGGTACGCTATCATTGAAAAGGCAGCAGAACAACTTGGGTTTGAAATCAAGGAGAAAGACCTTCCAGTAGAAATGCGTAGCAAGCATTACTTCTGGAGCCAGAAACAGCTGGAAGTATCTGGTATCGGAGCTATAGATTACAAGCGCGTTTACGACAATTCAGCAATCAAGCCACAACTCAAAGGCCGTGTGTCATACGCTACCATCAAGGACATCATGGATGATGACATGGAGGAAAAAAGAGTTGGTATGTGCGCTACCGTTGTTGAAATTGAAGAAAAGCGGTTCACGAGTAAGAAAACTGGAAAGGAGGAAATCTTCTGCAAGTTGGTGCTCCAGCAGAATAATGATACTTGTGAATGTGTAATATGGCCAGAAGAATATGGTGAAATGCGCGGACAGTTACAAGGTGCAAAGAATCGTCCTATCATATTCTCAGCAGTTGTTAAATTCAGCGACTACTCTGGTAAGAATCAAGTACAATTTATGAAGAAAACATTAATAGAAGTCTTATGAAACCAGTAATTATTGCAATCGTAGGGCCATCTGGATCTGGAAAGACAACAATGGCCGAATATCTCAAGAAATATTATGGTATTCAGACCATCGTTTCATACACCACCAGACCAATTAGAGAAGGTGAGCAACAAGGCCGTGAACACCAGTTTGTAACTGAGAATGCCATGCCTCCAAAGAATGAAATGATGGCCTATACGCAGTTTGGTGGCTATCATTACTGGGCTACACACGCCCAGGCTCGTGAAAATGGCATTTGCACTTATGTGATAGATGAGAAAGGGTTGATTATGCTGGCAGAACAATATGCGACTCAGTACCAGCTTTATCCAATCCTCATTAAAATGGACGCACAAAAGCTGCAAGCCTCTCCAGAGCGTATTGCGCGTGATAATGACCGCATTCAATTGAACGATGCGTGGTATCAGCAGATTATTTATAATAACGGCACCATCGAAGATTTTTGGGAGCAGATTGAAACCATCTTCGATGAATTAATTGAAAGTAACCCATTGTTCACATCATTAAAAAACAGATAATTATGGCAGCACCAAAGAATGACAGTTCAGTAATCGTAGCTTTCACGCTGGACTTTGAGACTGGAGGATTAAAGTGTCAGACCTCCGCATGTACCCAGATCGCTATTCACGCCACACGGCTTGATACCTTTGAGCGTCTTGGAACATTTGTCAAATACATCTATCCTTACAATCGCCAGGAAATAAAGGGCGTTGGAACACCACGTAAGGTTCTCAAGAACAAGTACGAAAAGGATGATACTGTGCCTATGGACTATGAACAGAAGGCCCTGGAATATTCCGCTATCACAATGGATATGCTGGAGTCGATGGGAGAGGATATAAAGGATGTGGCCAGAGGTGCGCTTGACTTCATTATCGAATACACGCCCAAAACACCTAAGAACATGAAGCCATTCCTTATCGGTCAGAATGTAGATTTTGATAAGGGCTTCTTGATGCAGATGATGGAATATGCTGGACTGGTCAAGGAATTATCCAAGTATCTACGCGGACACGAGGATTTCTACGGCCACTGGGAACCTTTGACACTTGACACAATTGTTTTAGGCCAGCTTGCATTGTGTCATTTTCCGCAAGTTGATTCCTACAAGCTGGAAATCATGTGTGAACATCTTGGAATTGAACTGGATGATGCCCATGATGCAGATGCGGACGTTTCCGCTACGACAAACGTGGTTGCTGTCATCACCCAGCGAATGAGAAGTATTGGTGGGGAAATTGCTAATCCTCTGGCTATCTCAAAATCTGAAAAAACACGTAAACACTTCAAGATTTAGACATGGAAGAGCCAATCATTCAAACAAAGGATGAACCGAAGATCGAGTTTCGGGTTATCTCTGACAAAGGATTATTAGCGATAAAAAATCCAGACATAAACAAGAACCTTGTAGAGATCTCTGGATATGACCTACAAGTGAATTTTAACATGGAGTATTTGAACTCTATTGAAGATGTGGAAGCGGCAGTTAATGGTATCAGCGATTTATTCCGCGAATTAATCATGGAGAAGCTGCTGGAATACAAACGAAAAGAGTAAGATTCCACTATTCATAATAAACAAAAGCCTTGCAGTACCGCGAGGCTTTTATAATAAAAAATTTGTAATGGATAATAAGAATCTTACTAAAGACGACGAACTCTTCTGCCAGCTTTTAGTAAACGGAAGCGCACCTTATGGCGGTGATGCAATCAAGTGTTACCGTGAGGTGTTCCATTCCGATAATATTCTTGATGGACACAAGGCTAAGAAACTGCTTGCTCGTGAGGACATCCAGAAGTACATTGAGGAACTGGAGGCCGAGAATGCCAAAGAGTCTGTGTATGTCAAGAAGTTCCTGGCAGAAAATCTGAAATCCATCATCAAGGAAACATCTACAGCAGAATATCGTGACAGACGCGGAACCAAACTTTCTCCAGCACCGTTGCGTTCAGTTGCCGTAAGTGCTTCCAAGGCGTTGATGGAGCTGTTCCCAGTACGTGAGGCACAAGTGAGCAAGTTGAATATTGAAGGCAATGGCGAAAACGGCATTGTTTTCAATGTGATAGTTCCAGGTAGTAACGAAGAAAAGAAGCAAGAAGAGTAATGTGGGAAACTATTATTACAGCACTTGCCACGTGTATTGCTGGAAATTTAGCAATGTTTTTCTTCTTTCCACAAGAGCGTAAAGCTAAAAATCTGGAAAATGAGGCAAAACAATCTGAGGAGTGGAAGAAACTCTATGAGGAAACGCATGAAGAGCTACAGTCCAGAGATACAAAAATTGATGAACTGTATGCCGAGATTTCAAGGCATCGTGACGAAAAGGCAAAACAGGCAATCAGAATTACCGAGTTAGAGGTAGAAAACACGAAGCTTAAATTATTGAAATGTGAAGTTCCATCTTGTCCAAATCGTCAACCTCCAACTGGATATTAAACCATGCGTCCGATTTCAGTTCAAATCATTCCTTCCTTATCGCTACAGCGGTTGCGACTTACAGAACTTGTAGGGCGCACCGCTACCATACTTGAACCTATAGATAGCACAGAAGGTTGCTGGGTTAGGCTTGACGGTTCTCCGTATCAAGAATGGAGTGACTGGTATATTCCGTATGAATCACTAATGTTTAAGGATGGCGACCGTTATACGACATCACTAAACATAATACCCAAGAAGAAATAATGGAAATATTGAAAAAGGGATCGTCTGGAAGCGTAGTAAAGACTCTCCAGCAAGCACTGAATATCATAGCCGATGGTGTATTTGGAGCTAAGACAGAAGAGGCTGTAAAAGCCTTCCAGCGTAAAAACGGACTTGTTGCAGATGGTATTGTTGGGGTAAAAACCTGGGAGAAACTGATGCCAGCACAAGCTTCAAATTTGAACATCGTTGACGCTCATATCAACACGCACATTACACGTGCATCGAGAACTCCCAAGTATATAGCAATTCACTATACGGCTGGCTTAACAAGCAAGAAAGGTGCAGCACGTAACGCAAGAAGTGTCTTTCTTTCACGTAAAGCGAGTGCAGATTTCGTAGTTGACGATGTTGAGATTGTTCAGATCAACCCAGACATTCTCAATTATTATTGTTGGAGTGTCGGAGATAATAGGAATCTGACTTCTGGTGGTGGAAGGCTATTCGGCTTGGCGACCAACAAGAATACAATCAGTATTGAAATATGCTCGAATCTTACCAAAGGAGCATCGGCAGCAGTACCTAACCATAAAGAATGGTATTTCACGCCATTGGCATTGAATAACGCTCTTACGTTGGTGCGCTATCTAATGAAGAAATACAGCATACCAAAGACAAATGTTGTACGTCATTATGATGTGACTGGAAAACTATGTCCTGGCATTTATGGATGGAACAATGCAGCATTGTACTCAAACGATGGTAAGCCGACCAATGAACGCAACAACAGCTCTGAGTGGGTAGCGTTCTGGAATAAGATTTAACTCTAAAATTCAAAGTATATGAAAAAATTTGCAATAGCATCCGTCATCATATTCGTATTCGGTTTTGTGCTTGGGGTTCTTATAGATCGCCAGATGACAGCGGATGATCCCCAGGAGCCTCAAGTGCATACCGATACGATAACGTATATTGACACCATTCCGTTCTATCAGCCGATTCCAGTTGATAGCGTGGTACTTCGGTATAAGACTATTACCGACACTATTCACATCCAGGTCAACGGCCAGGACACAACAATTGTTGCAGACTATAACATTCCTATCACACAGAAGGAATATAGCGACACAACATATCATGCTTGGGTCAGTGGTTATGAACCATCTTTGGATAGCATATACGTCTTTCCGAGATACCAGCAGATTACGACCACGATTACCCAGACTAAGTACAAAAATAAACACTGGGGTTTGGGCATCAACACTGGTTTGGGATATACTGCCAATAAGTTCCAGCCATATATAGGTATAGGAATCCAGTATAATATTTTCTTATGGTAGGAAAACATCATTCCACAGCCAGCTCTATTCATTAATGAATAAACAAACAAATTCAGTAGTATATGGAACTTTTTATTAAAGATCGAATTTACATTCCGCAACTGCTTCCACAGCAGACAAAATCGTTCATGGATTTCAACGTCAAGCGTGAAATTCTGAAAAAAGTGGCTCTTACTGAGCAGGACAAGAAGGACTACAACATCGAAGAAGATGTCGAGAACCGCAAGGTTACTTGGAACGCAGAGAAAGACGCAAGCACCCCTCTGGTAGTCGAGTTTACAAAAGAAGAGCTGGCAATGCTCAAGAAATCTTGCGAGCAGCTTCCAGAAACGGCATATCCAGATGACTTCTGGCTCACAGTCGAGAAGATCTACGGTGCCGCAAATGAAAACTAAACTTTTGTTTTGCACTCATATAGATTCTCCACGGCCCAGGCTTTTCGTCAAGATGAGCCTGGGCTTTTAAGTTAAAAGTAATGGCATACGGACAATTAAAAGCCCCAACCAATATACGGATAGACTTCAAGCCATCACAGCGGCAATATGAACTCTGGAAGCTCTTGCAGCCAGACTATTGCCCTCATTGTGGTGGCCATATCGTTCAGAAACAATCGGGTGTCGATATAAAGGGTAAGCCGACATTTGCTCCGCAATGCGAAAAATGTGGTAGTCAAGACCTTCCGCAGCTTATCCTTGGTGGTGGAGCGGCTGGTGGCGGCAAATCTTATCTTGGAAGTGCATGGCTCGTCTCAAGCTGCATGAGGTTCCAGGATATTCGTGCTGTAGTTGCGCGTAAGCAATTAAAGAGCCTAAAGGAATCAACCTTTAACACCATCAAAAAAATATGTAGGGAGTGGGGGTTAAAGGAAGGTGAGAACTATAAGATAAACAATCTGGATGGAACACTGACTTTCTGGAACAATTCCGTCATCATTATGAAGGAAATGTCCGACAACCCCAGTGACCCACAGTTTGAACGCTTTGGCTCAAGTGAGTACACTATTGCATTTGTCGATGAGGTATCGGAAATATCTGAGAGGGCTATCGAAGTTTTGTTCTCTCGTTTGCGTTGGCGTACATCTGAGACGTTCAAGACAGCACGATTGCTTATGACAACAAACCCATGCCTTACATGGGTACGCTCACGATTCGTCCAGGATGACGAAGGTAATCCAGTAAAATGCAATCCTGGAGAGGCTTATATACCGTTCAGCGTTTGGGATAATCCAGATAAAAACTTTGTGCAAAGCTATGTGGCCGCGCTCAACAAGATTAGCGACCCAGTTACAAAATCTCGTCTTTTGTGGGGTAACTGGGATTTCGTTGAAGCCAATGAGTCTGCTGCTTATCCAAACTTTGACGGTTCCAAGCACCTGGTCAGCAACCTCAAGGAACAAGTCTATAACTCACTCAATCCAGTTATCGTCTCATGGGATTTCAACGTGGCTCCATTCATGTCAACGATTTCTCTCCAGATCAACTACGAGAAGAAGAAGGTGTATATCCTTGAAGAAACCCTTGGAAAGCCAGAGAACAAGGAGAACAACACGCCAAAGCTGTCACAAAAGCTGGCCCAGAAATATTTAACCGAAAAGCATGTAGGCGGTCTATTCATTACTGGAGATCCTGCTGGCCTGGCACGTTCTACGCAGACGGAAGAAGGCGTAAACAACTACACCATCATCCAGAACAATATGAACTACCCAATGCTGAGAGTACAGACAAAACTCTTACGCAAGCAGCCATCACAGACGTTACGACTCGATTTCGTCAATGCTCTGTTCTCTGGCTGGGATGGTTGGGAAATCCTAATTGATTTGAGGGCGAGAAAGCTCACTGAGGATCTTGTGTATCAGAAGAAGAACGCAGATGGCACCAAGTCCAAAGCAAAGGTTACTGACGCTAAGCTGGGTATCAAGTATGAGAAATACGGACACCTTTCTGACTGCCTCGATTACGCCTTATGTCGTTTTCTCCCAGACGCATGGAGTAAATTTCAGCAACGGAACAGCTCCATTATCGAAACAAGTGTAATGCCAGTTTACGGTATATTTGAATATTAAGAACAATGTATAAGAGATTTTTGAATAATGCCGACTATTTAGGCATTATCACAGAAGAAGCACTTAGCCAGCTCATTCGCGGAAAAGATGAAAGACTGGCACAAGCAGAAGAAGCAGCCGAATCTTCTCTCGTAGAATACCTTACTGAGAACTATGAGATTGAGAAGGCATTGGCTGTAGGTAAGAGCCTTCTGGAGTACAATAACCAAATCACATATCCAGTTGGTTCGCATTTCTATCTTGACCACAAGATTGTGGAGGCAATCCGTACAATCAATGGTCGCAAGGCACCGTTCATTGAGCCATACTGGGAGGAATATACCGATATGGTGAATGAGTCAGACACCATTCTGCAATATTCACAGACTCAGAGCTACCTTCCAGGCGACATCGTTGTATTCTGCAACGTATATTACAAGTGCCTCCGCTACAATGGTAAGAACTATAACGACATTCGCATCCCAGGAATCAATGCCTGGACGAGAAAGGATGGTATCTTTGACTGGGAGGCAAATGTACAACATGCGCTTTGGGATGTGGTCAAGTTCGAGGGGAATTTCTATACACTCATCAATCTCGTGCAGGAAGGCTATACTCCAGCCGAAGGAGAAGAGACAACGATGGACTTGACGCTTACACCATACGAATCTCCGTGTTGGGGCCTCATTGGTGAATATGACGCAGACTACAGCTACGAGCTGACAGACCATGAGTATGTTGTTCTTGATGGCGTGGTATTCTATCCGACTATGAATCCGAACAGCGACACTCCAGAGGAAGGCTTCAACGTCCAGCCTGGTGATCCTCGCAACAGCAACGTCAAGAAGCACATGCTCCGTCTCGCGCTTTACGAACTGCATAAGCTCATTTCTCCGAACAATGTAAGCTCAGCTCGCATCACGGACTATGAAACTTCAATCAAGTGGCTCCGCGATGCATCCAAGTTAATCATCAATCCTCAGATTCCTCGCAAGATGGATGAGGACAAGAAACCAGTGGCCGATTTTGCGGTTGCAACCTTTATGAGAGATTACAATCCAAACCAAAATCCCTGGCAAATATAGGTACTTCTTTGTACTGCTTTTGTTTTGTTTATTGCTGGGTGCTGACCGTGATGGTTCGCGCCCAGTTTCTTTATATAATAGATAAGGTGTATATAATAACGTGGTGTACAATGCACACTCAGAAACATATACGGTTAATTTAGGGGGATTTGTTAAATATTCCAGCTTAGACACAAATAGTTGCCGAAATATTTTGTAAATTAAGAAAAACTACCTACCTTTGCACCCAGATAACTGAGAGAAGCTCCCTCGAAAGTGTATCAAAAGTGTTCATTAAAGTGAAGATTTGAAAACTAAAAGGCTGATTTTCAGTCAGAAAGATAAGGTGTTGGTACGTTTCCCGTACGCACCGCA